AAGATTGGTACTCCCAAGGGGAATCGAACCCCTGTTTTCGCCGTGAGAGGGCTTCGGCGTCGGATGTAGGTTGGTTCGTCCGACGCAGAGACACTGGATTTTGACGATTTGTCGAACAACATTCGACGACAAAATTTGCGCTTCGCTGGCCAGTTAACGGGCGCTCAAATCAGCCCGAAAAGAGCGCCCAAAATGACCGCGGCGCCGAGGGCAAGAACCCAGGCGCCGCGTCGTTCGTAAGGACGGAGGTTCATCCGCCCACGACTGCGATGATCGCCCCGACGACCGCCATGCAGCCGAAGATAAGGATCGTCTCGAAGTTGCGGAGAATCGCCAGCCCGAGCCAGATGGCCAGCACCGCGACGAGGATTCCGCCTGCGATCTCGATCATGCTTGTCTCCTTGGGCTGGGAAGCGCCAGCTGCGGCGTCAGCACTTCATATTCGGCGTCGATGATATTGGAATCTTCCTGCGCCTCTTTGAGCACCGACGCGCGGGCCGCTGCCTCGTAAGCACGACGGCGCGCGCTGTCCAGCCTTGCGTTCTGGTGCGCGGCCAGCAGCATCGCGGCGTTCCCAAGGCACATCAGACCGCCCCCCTCGCCCGATTCCGCACCCATGCGATGACCGTGAACCAGAATGCGCCGGCCAGCGCGCAGATGAAGAACAGTGCCCCGCCCTCATACTTGAACAGCCCGACGTCGCCGCGGCTCTCGACCGGCACGAACATCAAGACGGCCGCCAGCGTCAGGCCGACGATCGAGCCGATCACGGCCGAATTCCTTAAGCTCCACATTTAACCCTCCAACGCGCTTGCAAGCGCTTCCCATGAGTGATGGCCGTACACCCGTTCCACGGTCGCGACCGTGTCGCCGAGCAGTTTGGCCACATCGTAGAGGCTCTTTCCGTCCTGTAGCAAGTGCGTGGCCCGGCTGTGCCGCATCGTGTGCGGCTTCACCCGGTCGACGATCCCGACGCTCTCCACCAGCTCGCGGTACGGCCGGTAGAAGTCGGCGCACTCGAAGAGCCGGGGCGTGCGGGCCCGGTCTGTCAGCGCCTTCAGCGGTACCTCCATGACCCGCAGGATCGGCACGATCGGCTGGCGCTTCTTGGTCGCAATCTTGCCCGGCGCCTGCAGGTGGATCCGCCGGGCGCGCCAGTTGACCTGCGCCATCGTCAGCGCCTCGATCGAGCGCCGGCGCGCGCCGGTGTAGTAGAGCAGCTTCGCGAACCACTCGAGTTCGCCGCCAACCTTCTCGGCCGCCGCAAAGATCGCGTCGACTTCCTCCGTCGTGTAGTAGGGCGCCTCGTCGTCTGGCCCGAGCGTCTTTTCGCGGGGCAATTCGATCGATGGCAGCGAATTTATGCGCTTCCATTTCTTCGCATGATTCGACGCTGCGCGCAGAACATTGAGCTCGCGCCTGATCGTGCTATCGCTCCCAACCTTGCAGGTGTGACGCTTCCCGCCACCGATCACGCCGTCACGCCTTGCCTGCGCGTAGTCGCGGGACTGCGGGATGTCGATGTCCTCGATCGAGCGGTCGCCGAAGAACGCCTTCAGGTGCACGATCGCGTTCTCCTGGCGGACCACATCGGCGCAGTGCTTGCGTGCGTGTTCGGCCAGGTAATCGTCGAGCGCGCGTGTCACATCAAGTCTTCCAGACCGTGCATCTCGGATTTCGCGGCCGTTGATGAGGAATTCGGCGAAGCGATTTTCCGCTTCAGTGCTGTTTCCCGTACGAAGCGAGAGGCGCTTTGTCGATCGGCGGCTCGCGTCGTACCAGTACGCGTAGTAGATGCCTGCCCGCGCTTGAAGCCACGGGGTGTTCCTCTGGGGTCTCGCCATGTTGCGTTAAATTCCTCTACCTGGTGTTTGCCGAAGCGCATATGGCCACCTTCGGAGTGGCCGACGGGTTGGATCTTCTTGTCGGCCACGTAGCGCTGGATCGTGCGGGTCGAGACCCCGCACGCTTTGGCGAACGCGCCGATGCTCATCAGTTTCATCCTTCACCTTTCAGCAGTTGCATGATCTTCAGGGCGGCCGGCCATTCGACGGCCTGGTTGACGCGGAGCCACACGCGGCCGTCGCCGAGATCGCGCGCATCGAGCGGCGGGGCGGCATCCTGCGCGCGGGCGACGCCGCGGGTCGGTATCAGCTCGGCCTTTTCAACGCCAAGGGCGTTGGCCAGCGCAGCGAGCGCGGCCGGCCCGGGGAGCGATTTGCCCCGCATGTAGACGGAAATGGAGTCTCGGCCGAGCGCCTGGCCGGATGGCAGGTGTTCCGATGCGCGACGGGCGAGCTCGCTCTGGTTCCAGCCCTTTTGCACCATCGCGCGCTGCAGGCGGTTCGCGAATTCGATGCGAACGGCGTCGCGTGGCGCGCCCTCTGGCAAGTCGGATGGCTCTTCATTGTGAAATGCACGGCGGGTCATGTGTTTGTCCTTTTGTGGTAGCTGCACTCAATTATTTCGTGCTTCAGGTCGTTCCGCGCATCTCACGTTTTCCATCCTCTTGTCGGGTTGGTGCCCGTGTCATGGGAATTCACCCCTTCAACAATTAACGACAATAGCCTACATAAACATCTCTTGCAAGATAGGCAATTCGATGTATCTGGTATGATTAATCAGGGGAATAGCGCGAGGCCGCGAAACCTCGAGTCAAGGTTTCACGTTTTGTAATGCTAATTGTCGTTTATTGGGGAATCAACTTCGGTCGGATCATCCGACGCCGGCTACGCTTCAGGGTCGGCGCAGCATCGCCGTGATCTCGTCGAGCCGCTTTTCGACGTAGGAGTGGCTGCGCAAGATGTGTGCGTTCATCTCGTCAAAGCGTTTGTCGAGGCGCACCAGATGACCGTCGAGATCATCACGACGCACGTATTCGTCTCGGACGCGGTTCACGCGCTCGTGCAAGGGGTCGATGCCGGACTTGATCTCACGGGCCATGTCTTCTTTCGCTCCGGTGATCGCTTGAGTGTGCGCCCTGTCCCTGGCCATGGCAGCGAGAACAATCGGCGTCAGGAACCCGCCTACGCCTAGGAGAAGCTGCCATGTGTCCACGATACTACTCTCTTTTGATAACGTCTTCTTGGGGTGGTTGGTTCACCCGCAATACGCGTTCCGGGTCACGTTGTTGGTCCGAGCTTCGTCCTGGGTTTCCTTGGTGTCTCGGCTCGAGTAGGTCCAGGGGCGCCACAGCCGGCACACATCGCCAGCAATTACTGTTTCAGTCTCGGCGGTACGGGTCGCCGGGATCGTCTGGCATCCCGCCAGCAAGGAAATTGTCGCGAGCATCGAGAGCGCGACGAGTGCGCCGGTTGTGCAGGATCTCGATTTCATTGAGCACCGCCTTTTCGACATCGGCGCGCTCGGCCCGCTTCGCGATCAGCGAAGCGAACCGGAGCACCATTTCCAGGAGCAGGAGCCAGGTCATTCGACGGGCGGCTGCCGCTTGGCCAAGCCCGACACGCCATCGCGCACGACGTTGACCAGCATTTTCAGGACGCCGAGGCCGGCGACGATCGCCGTGGCCGTTGCGGGGCTCAAAAACATCGTGTCGGTGCATTCAAGTTCACCGCCGGGCAGCGTGACGCAGCCCATCGCCGTGAGGACGGCCGTGGCGCCGGCGATGAGGATCATCAACACGTTCAGGATGTTGTGGAAGAGGTTCGAATTCATGTCGGGTCTCCGTTACGTTTCAAGGATGAGTTGCAGTTCGCGCACCTTGGCCAACGCCTCTTCGATGCGGGGGTCGTCGTCGTCCTCGGCGGCTGCGATCGTGATGAAGTCGCCGTGCGCCCACCCGGTGACAGGGAAAGGCGTCGTCACGCGAAACCAGTCGCCGCGGCGCGCAGAGATCGTCAGCGTGGTGCCGCGCGGCATCGAGCCGATCTGCTCTCCGCCAGGCAGGTCGCGCAGGATGAGGCTGTCGACGGCAACGACGCCGCTGGCCTTCATGTCCTCGACCACGGCCACCTTCGGCGGCTTGATCGACGGCGCGCCCTTCTGCACCGACGCCCACCACGGCACGACGTCGAAGCCGGGACACTGCGTCGCCGCGAGGTCGCGGTGGCCGACGACCTTGGCACCTGGGTATTTCGAGAGCAGCGTGCGAATCAGCGAAATCTGCGCTTCGATCTGCTTCGTCGTCCGCGTGTCGAGCCCGGTATTCGGCGCGCCCGGCTTCGTGCCGCCGATCGCGCAGACGCCGAGCTTGCCGCTGTTCTGGCCCGCGACATGCGCGCCGAGCTCCGTTTCAGAGCGGCCTTTCTCGATCGTGCCGTCGAGCCGGATCACGTAGTGGTAGCCGACGCCCTTCCACCCACGCGCCTTGTGCATGGCGTCGATTTCCTTGACGCCGATGTCGAGGTTGTTGGGCGTCGCGCTGTAGTGCAGGACAATGTGCGTGATCTTGGCCATGTCGGTCTCCGTTTCTCTCAATTTTCTACATCAAGAGCGGCGTCAGCGCCAACATCGATCGGGTCAAGCACCGTGTCCTCGCCGTAGGACCGGCCGCCGGCAGCAGCCGCCAACAGGCGGTTCAACTTCGCATTCCAGGCGTCGGTTCCGATTTCCTTGACCGGGCGCGTCATCAGGTGGACCGCGAGGTCGGGATTCGTCCACATATCGTCGATGATGCTTGTCAGCGCCTGCTCGTTGTTCGGCAATGTATCGAGCAGCAGGTTGATCGTGCGGAAGATACCGCCGCCCTTCAGGATGCCGAACTTGGCCTTCAGGCCGGCTTCGAGCATCCGCTTGCGGCTGGCCACGCTGCCCTTCTGCGCCGCCAGGTACTTGTCGACGGTGTTCGACCCCGCGGTGGCGCGGACGTCCAGGGACGCTTCGCCGGCCATCAACTGGCGCGCCTGCTGCAGCGCCTGCATCTCTTCGGGCGAATAGAGCTGCGCGAGCGCCTTGTCGTTGCTCCGCATCATCTTTTCGAGGCTGGCGCGGCTGACACGCATACTGTCGGGGTCGCCGACATTGCGCGCCGTGGTGGCGGTCTTCTGCTTGATCCAGTCGCGCGTTGCGGCCTTCAGCCCGTCGAGCGCCGCCGGGTCGCCGGACAACCCTTCGACCAACTGGCCCATCTGGCGCTCCGGGTCGCCGCCGCCCATGACCTTGGCCACGGCGTTCTCGGGGCTGTTGCCGATGGCGGCACGGAACGCGCTCGAGTTCATGTCGGTCGTGGTCTTGCGCAGGTTCGTGCGCGCGCTCGCCACTTCGGCGCCGAGCTCGCGGGAGATGCGCCCACCTTCGGCCGCGCGATTGAGTTCCGCATCGATCGTCGAGCGGATTTCGGGGAACTGGTCGATGACGGCCTTGTTCTTGTCGGCCCACGTCTTGAAGCGGTCGTACCGAATGTCGACGTCGCCGGACAGCACATTGCTGCGCGCGAGGTCGCCGAGCATCCAGTCGCGCGCGCTGGCCGCCGTGACGGGGTTGCCATTGACGTCGATCGCCCGCTGCAGGCTCGCGGCGTCTTCCGGCTTGCGCAGGAACTTGTCGCCAAACTCGCTCGGCCGCGTGCCGGACGATTCTTCGCCCGTCCGGTTGGCGCGCTTCAGCTGCGCCTCATATTCGCCGGCGCGGCCGGTCTTGAACCGCGGGGCGTATTCCTCGGCGTAGAACTGGCGCGCTTCGGGGTTGATCTCGTCGATGCGCTCATTGAGGACGCGGCCGATGCCGTCGAGATAGGACACGTCGCGGCCTGCGGCCACGGCTTCCTTGCGCATGGCACTGACGTCGGCGCGCAGCACTTTCATGTCGCCATATGTTAGGTCGCGGATGCTGCGGTCGCCGGTCTCCGGGTCGACGTCTTCCATCAGGTCGCGGATCCGGCTCGACATGGTCGAGTAGTCTGTGCCAGCGCGCGCCGCGCGAGGAACCGACGCTTCGACTTCCTGCATCGCTTCGTAGAGTTCTTCGCCAGGGACGTTCGTCGAATCATCGGGCGCGTTGTAGAGCGCGTTCTTCCTGTCGCGAGCGCCGCGGTACTGCTGGTCGAACTCGCCGGCCAGGCGGGCAGACGCTTCACCCTGGCGCGTGCGGTACTCGCCGATCTCCGACGCCTGGCGGTCCAAGTCGGCCCGCGCCGTCGCCTGGCGCGCCTCGGCGTCGTCGAGGCCACGCTGTGCCGTGCCGATCGTGTCGTCGTAGATTTGCGTGGCTCGATTGGTGAAGTCGCGCGAATTGGCGTCGCGCGGCACGGATGCGTCGATCCGCTCATCCGCCAGGACACGGCGTGCGGTGTCGCGCTCGACGAACGGCTTCGCGTTCCGCGCACGGGCGTTATTCTCTTCGATCGACATGCCGATGTCGTCGGCCAGCATCGCCGTCGTCGGCGTCTGCGTCCGGTTGGCGAACTGGCTGAACTGCTGCTGGCCGTCTTCGATGTTGGCCACGGCCTGCGGACGGTTGCTCGGCATGTTCTGCGTGATGCGCGCAGCCATGTCCATGTCGGAACGGGTGTGGCGCTCGCCCGTGGCCGGATTGACCGGCGCGTCGGGGTCGAGATTGCCGCGCAGCACGTTGCGGCCGCGCTCGACGGTCCCGCGCGCCGCGCTCATCGGCAGCGCCGTGCCATACGCCCCGCCGACACCGCCGACGATCGCTGCGCCGATGGGCCCGAGCGGGCCGAGCATGTCCTTGGCGCTTTCCGGCACCGCGTCTTCATAGCCCTCCATCGCGAGGCCAGCGCCGACACCGCCGCCGATGTCACCGGCAACGACACGACCGGGCGCGGCGCGGTACGGCTTGGAAAGAGTGTTCAGCGAGCGATCGACGATGCTCGTGCCCGCACGCTGCCCCTGCGCCGCGAGACCGAAGGACGGGATGGCCGCTGCGGTGCCGAAGCGCGCGGCCTCGCCCGCATACCGCGTACCCTGCGTCACATTCTCTTCCGGTACGACTTCGCGGCCGGTCGCTTCATAGACGTCCTCGGCGCGATCAGCGATCCAGTCGGAGCCCATGAACGGCTTTTCGATGCGCGTGTCGACGCTGCCGCCAAACAGTCTCGCAAGAAGGTCCGCGCCGGAGAGACCGGCGTTGATCCCCATCGTGGCGATGTCGACCGGCGCGCCGAGGGCGTCGGCCACACCACGGCTGCCGCGCTGCGCCAGATAGGTCGCGCCTTCGATCGAGCCGGGGCCGGACTGTTCGACGGCCGGCGCCGGGGCGGCAGCCTGCGTCATCGCCGGCGCGGCTGCGGGTGCCTGCGGGATCAGGTCGTCGAACGACAGGCCGGGGCGCTGCGCCGGCGCACCGCGGTTCTGCTGCGGGATCAGGTCGTCAAACGACAAAGGCATTACAGCCCCTCCGGGTTGATGCCATTTTGCTGCAGCCGCTGGATCACGGCGTCACGGTCGGCGCCGCGGCTGATCGCATCGCGCGCTGCGCCGAGGGGGTCAACGGCCGGATCGACCGGCGCCGCTGGCGCTGCGGGTTGAATGCCGCCGGCACCGCCGCCGAGATAATCCTGCACCGTGCTTTGCTGCACGCCAAGGATGCGTTCAATCTGGTCGAGCTTCGACAGGAACTTGTTCTGGTTCATCAGCCAGCTGCGGGGGTCGCCGACAATCTGCTTGAAGAACTGCACGTCCTTGTCCGACACGCTGCGGCCGGACTGCCCGGCCAGGGCTTCCGCTGCCGAGTAGACCATCAGATCGGAGATCGTGTTGAGTTCGGTGAGGTTCGGATCATAGACGCCGGAAAGCAGCGCCGGCGAAATGCCGTTACGCGCGGCGTCCTGCATCGTCTCCTGCACGGCCGCGTCGATGCTCTCAAAGCCGAGGCCGGTAGCCAACCCCTGCGACAACTGCGTGACGTCCTGCGCCACTCCCTTGACGAACCCTGGCACGCCGAAGTTCGACGGGTCGCGCTGCGCGATTTCTCGTGTCATCCCGATCAGTCGACCGAACTTGGTCAGCGACACGTCCTGCTGCTGCAAGCCCGACGTCGTCGAGTTGGTCAGGCCGGTTTCGTCCGAACCACCTTCGACGTTTGCGAGGAAGCCGCCGGGCGCGAGAGGCTGGTTCGTCTGCGCGTCGGTGACGCCGTCATATGTGATCGAGACCGTGCCGTCAGGAGCGCGATAGTTGCGCGGCGTGCCGGGCGAACGCTCCGTCGGCCGAGCACCGAGGTACTGCTGCTGCTCCGCACCTAGGTCAGCCATGCTGTCCCAATTCTGTGCAGCGAGCGTGCCTTGGCGTTCGGTGTTCGAAAGCACCGGCTGGAAGTTGCCATTGGCCACGTCCGCCTGCGGGGCGAATGTCGGGTTGCCGAGCATGTCGAGGACCGACGTCGGCTTCTGGTCGAACTGCCGTGCGCTCTCGCCGACCGATCGATCCACGTTGTATCGGCGATCGGCGGACTGAAGATCGTTGTTGCGGTACGTCTCCGCATTGCGCACCTGGTCATTGGCGCTGACGTTGTCGAATTCGTAGAGGTCTTGCGCACGGGTCTGGTCGACGCCGTAGCGACGGTCGTCGCTGGTCAGATTGTTATTGCGAAACGTTTCGGCGTTGCGCACCTGATCGTTGGCACTGACGTTGCCGAATTCAAACATGTCTTGCGCACGGGTCTGGTCGACCCCGTAACGGCGATCAGCGGATTGGAGGTTGTTGTTGCGGTACGTCTCGCCGAGGTCCGCGTTGAACGCGTCCGCCGTGTTGCGATACGACTGGCCGGTGCCGACCTGAAAGTTCTGCGTGCGAGGATCGGCCGCGCCGTATTCCGTCGCAGCACCGAGCAGACCGAGGTTGCCGAACTTGCTCGGATCATAGCCGGAGCCGAGCAGGATCGCCTGCGCGACTGGATCGCTGGCCATCGCCTGCACACCACCACCGCCGGCAACCCGGCTCATCAGGTTGTCGGTCTCGGTGTTCTCGCGCTGCGCGGCGTAGAGCTTTTCCTGGTTCAGCATTGAGCTCGTCTGGTCGCCGTAAAGCTGCTTGCCGAGATTCGACAACGCGGCGCCGAGCGGATCGCGGCCGGAGAAAGCGCTGATGATCTTCGGCATCAAATATACCCCGACTGGTACTGTCTGCGCGGCACGGCGCCGCCACCGGCGCGGCTACCCGCCCATGAACTCGCCATTGAACCGAAGCCTTGCAAAAGCCCGCCGATCGGCGAGATCGGCTTGTACGCGCGCTGCTCGGCGAAATCCTGCGAGTACGGCAGGAGCGCGGAGTTGCCGGCTGCGAAGTTCGAATTGACGCCGAGGTTGCGCCCGGTCTCCATGTCGGCGAAGCCCTGATCGAGCCAGGTGTCGCCGTAGCCGCCGAGCTTGCCGAGCTTTTGCGCCTGGCTCTTGCTCTGGTCGAGCGCGCCCTGCATCCGCTTGGCCAGTTCCGATTTGACGACCGTCGGCGCGGAGCCGCTGATCGGTGCGGCAACTTCGCCGCCTTCCGGCGTGGCAGCCGGTGTCGATGCGGCTTCGACCAGCTCTTCTTCGCGGCCCGTGTCCTTGTTCTGCTCTTCGAGCTGTGCCTTTTGCAGTTCCTGCTGGCGAAGGTTGAATTGCTCGCGGCTGTCCTGCGCCAGTGCGTCGTTCTTGCCGAGCGTGCGCTTCAACTCGTCGTTCCGCGCCTTGGCCATCCGGCGGGCGTTGGCCTGCTCTTCCTTCTGCTGGATCATGGACCCGATGCCACTGGCGGCGCTGGCTGCAAGGCCGATCAGTTCGATGCCGGTACACATCAGCGCACCACCTTCGACGAGCCGGCGCCCGACGTGTTCGCGGCGTAGGGGCTGGTGTAGCCCCGCGCCGGCGCGTTCTGCCGCGCCTGCTGGAAGTTGCCGAAGGACGACAGCGCGCTCGCGAAGATGTCGCCGATCGGGGAATACTGCGGCGGCGCGACGAGCGCCGTGGCCTGGCCGACCGCCTGCGCGTTCACCGCCTGCGGATCGGCCGACGCCTCATTGAGCGAATACATGTTCGACTTGGCGCTCTCGACCTGTCCGCGGAGCTTGTTGGACGCGTCGAGCGCTTCGTTCGAGATGTTCGTCTTGGCGTCGGAGTAGTCGCCGAACAGATCGGCGAGGCTGTTCGCGCCGACGCTGGACTCGAGGACACCACGCCCGGCCAGTTGCGCCGAGAGCTTGTCCTGCGCCTTCGAATACTGCTTGTCGACCTGCGGGATGTAGAAGCCGGTGTAGTCGCCTCGATAGTCGTTGTAGTAGTCGTCGCCGAACTTCGAGAACGCCTTGTCGATGCCGATCTTGCCGAGGCCGACATCGCGCTGCCGGATGGCTTCGCGCATGTCCATCGACGCCTGCGGGTCTTCGCGCAGCTTGGCGCCGAGCGCGTCAGCGTCGACGCCGGGCACTGCGCCGACAGTCTCCGTCTCCTGCCGCGTTCCGCCGTTCATCCCGCCGAGCGCCATGCCGGGCTCGTATCCCATCTCGATCGGGCTCACGGCAATATTGCGCGTTACCTGCGTGCCAGGGGTGCCCCGGCGCATGGCGGCCAGCTGCTGCTGCGCCTGCTGCGGAGTGATTTCGCCCCGCGCCTCGCGGGTCTTGATGTCGGATTCTTGCTTGAACGCAGCATCCCAGCGATCATAGTCGCCGGTCTTGTATGCGTTGTAGGTGTCATCGCCACCGCCGCCAAAACACATCTCGGTGCGCTCCTGTTCGGAATGCACCGGGTTGACGAGGTCCGGCAAAATTTAACGGCGAATGATCGGGAAAATAGCAAAGGCGGCGCGCAGTGTCACGCCCAAATGAAGACTTTCTGCCCGGCGGGCGTCTTCTCTTCCTGATACCCGATAGCGCGCATCCATTTTTCCGCCTGCGGGTGTGGCGATTGGGTCGCGGAGACGATCGGCCCGAAGCGCTCGACGGCCCCACGCATGTAGTTTCGCGCGTAGCGGACGCTCTTGAACCCAAGATCGAAGAAGCCCTGCGATGCGGCCAGCCAGGTTGTCATCACGCCGAATTGCGGCGCGATGGCGATGACGGCCATCGGACGGTCGTCGTGCCAGAACGTCTCGGCGCAACCCCTCCGCGCAAAGTCCTCGAAGATGAACGCGACTTCTGCCTCCATCTTTCCGACCGTCGCGAACTCCGCGCGGTGGCTCGCGCTCAAATCCGCCAGAACCGCCAGGATGTCGCCAGCGCGCGCGGGCCGCATCATCATCCGCGTTCACCGTTTTCGTAGTGGACGGCGGTCGACGACAGCGAAGCGAAGCCCGCCTGATCGCAGGTGTAGCGCATCGCGAAGATCGGCGCGTAGCCGGGCATCTTGTTCGAATTCTTGTGATAGGTCGTCCCGCGGAGAATGCCCGCGTCGATGACCTTCGACGTGTCGTTCGGGTCGACCAGCACTTCGACTTTCCAGGTGTTTATCGCCGCGTGGTCGTAGCCTTGCAGAACCTTTTGGTTCGCAGGATCCTGCGCAGACGCAAAAGGTGTTTCGGCCAGAACAGGAAACTCTTCTCGCGCCGGGTACTCCTGGCCACTGCGTCCTCCGTACTGGTAGATCGTGTTGCCCGACCGCAGGAAGATGTCACGCTCGGAGCGAATGAACACGTCGATCGATTGCTCGAAGTCGATGTACGACCACGCCGAAATCTTCGACGACGGGAAGTAGGACAGGATGATGATGCGGTTGCCGATCGCGAGGAAATAGCGGCCATTCAGCCCCTCGATGACGGCGGACGCGCTGGCCAGTTCCGCGCCCGTCACTTCGCGCATCACTTCCTGCGCGTACGGATCGATCGCGCTGCCGACGTCGCTGGCGTAAGCGGCGTTGTAGCCGTCGCGGGACCGCAGCGAGCGGACGCCCGTGTCGTCGAGGTAGAAGACGTCGTTCGCGCCGTAGGACACGATCGAGCGGAAGGCCATCGTGCCGGTGTTGTCGACGATCTGGATGATCTGGTTCAATTCGGCGTCCTGGTCCAGCGAGTAGACGATGACGACCGAGCGCGCGAAAATCGCGACATATTCGTTGTAGACGGCCGCGCCGACGAGGCGCTGCGCACCCTCTGCCTGACTGGCCATGTTGATGAAGCCGGCGCCCGTGCTCGCGGCGACGTCCGACCAGTTCGACGGGTCGTTGAGCTTGCAGTACCGGAACAGGCTGCCCGCCGTGGACCAGACGCGGTTCTTGTGGATGAGGATCGACGTTCCGGTGCCTGCGGCCCGGCCGGTGGTCACGCGGGAAACGCCATTGAGCGTAATCGTCCACTGGTCGGGCGCGTCGAAAGAGCCGCCACTGATGACGACGGAACTGATCTGCGCAACGGGCTCGACCGGGGTCACGCCGCCTGCCATGTTCGCTGTCGTCGCGGTGACATCGCCGGCCACGGTTGCGGAAACGACAAGGCCGTTCGCCGCAGCCCACTCTTCGGCGGGCGCGGAGATCGTGACCACAGCGCCGACAGCGCTCGCCAGATAGCCGTGCGTGATCGAAGCGTTGTTGATTGCGACGACGACGGCGTTCGCCGTTGCGTCGTTCGACGACACCCAATTTACCGGCCCTTCCAGAAGCTCGACGCCGTCGACGGTCAAGCTGGCCAGGCGGTTGACGCCCGGCGACGATGTACCGCCGGTGATCTGGACGGTTCCCGTTGCGGTGACGCCTGCGACTTCGACCACATTGGCCTGCAGGAGCGTGACGGCCGCCGTTGGCGTCGACGCCACATTCGGGTCGGCGGTGCCGGTGGAGACCGTGAAGGGCGTGCCGGCGTCGACCGCCTCGATGATGACCGTGTTGCCGAAGGCGGTGGCTTGGATCGTGTCGTCGCCGTTGAGCTTTTCGGCAAGCACTTCTGCGACGGCAGCATGGCTCGACGATGCGTCGGCCAGCGCGTCCCAATCGGTGATCCGCACCCCGTCATAGAAGTGGTACATGTTGCCGTCGGCGTATTCCGCGATGACGTAGAGCTTGCCGTCGAACGGCTTGACGTCGACAACGCGGGTCATCACCGGCGTCGAAGGTGCGATGAGTTGCTGGTACTGCACGCCGACTGGAATCCCGCTCGGCGTCGTGCCGGAGCCGAATACGTAAATCTGGCCCTTGAGCGTAGTCATCCCGACCGTGCCGGCCGGCAAGTCGAACCGATCGGCGAATTTCTTCGTGCGCTCGATGTCGCCGCCGCGCGACAGGACGGCGTTTTTCAGGATCCACAGCGTACCGGGGATGCCCGACGTCTGCGGGCGACGTCGATCCATGCCGTATTTGAAATCGCCTACGGCAAGATACGCCATCAGCTCGAAATCCGAACCACGGCGCGGCCAGACAGCGCCTGCTCTCGCCCGGTGCCGAGGCCCATCTGCGCCGGTGTCGACCCGCCCGCGCTGCTGCGCAGGCCGTGCATCCGAAGGTGCTCGTTGGCCATGTTCCGCTTCGTCTCGGCGTCCTTCGCCCCAACACTCTCGGCGAGCTCGGCCGCTGCGAACAGGATGATCAGTTCGTTGTCGAGCCAGCACTGGTCGGAGTCGTTGACGAGCGGCAGCGCCGCCTGCACGCCTTCGAAATACGCATACTGCGTCGCTCCGTCCGGCAACGGCCAGAATTCGATCTGCGCCGTGCCGGTAAATTGCACGTCCCATTTCAGCGCCGGCGACGATCGCTCGTCGGATTCGGGATCGTGGGAATTGTAGTCCTCGAGCGAAATCCCGCGCGTCACGGGGTAGAACAGGTTGTTGTGCTTGATGCTGATCTTTTCGATGCGCTCGACATCCAGGCCCGCCGGCACGTCGTAATAGCGCTGGCCGGCGTTCAGGGTGATGCGCGGGAACCGCCGGCGAAGGAACGCCCAATCCTTCTGATAATAGAGCACCTGGTAGACGTGGTTGATCGTCCGCTTGATCGAGGGCAAATCCTCGACGCCAACGGACGGTTCCTGCGAGCGCCGAAGTTCGGCGCGCACGTCCAGACAGAGTTGATTGAGCGTGACGCCGCGGGCCATGGCCTAGACCTTCTCGAGATCGTCCAGGTCGGATTCCTGCGTCTCGTCCTCGGCCAGGTCGGCCTTGTCGACCTTCGGCCGGCCGCGTGCGGGCTTCTTGGGCTCTTCGGCCTTTTCCGCGCCGGGCAGTTCCTTCGGCAGGGCGCCGGCCACGCCGAAGATACCGTTCAGGCTCTTGATGTCGTCGAACGCGCGCAGCGCCTTGCCGTACCTGCGCGTCAGGTCGCCGCGCTCTTCGGCATCGGTGCGCTTCACGGAGCCGGTCGCCTTGATGTCGGCCACGGCGTCGTTCCCATGGATGACGCGCAGCACGGTGATCTCGGCGGCGGTGATGTCGGTTTTCGGGACTTCGTTGTAGAGGCTGCCGGAAAGGCGCACCTTGCACGAATAGAGTTGCATTTGAGGCTCCTGGCTCGCAACGAAAAGGGGCCGGCTAGGAGCCGACCCCGTGAAGATAAACGTCGTTCGACAAAATGTCGATACGTCCTACGTGATGTTGTTGGCGCGCAAGACGTTGCTGATCTCGTTGATCCGCTTCGCCAGCGTCGCGACGGCGTTGCGAACTTCCGCCTGCGTGTAGGTGGCGCCGATCGCCGCGATCGTTCCGGTGCCGGTGCCGCCCGAATTGTCGACGAGGTTGGCGGCAGTCGCCAGCGGCAGCTGCAGCGTCACTGCCTTGCCGGCGGGGAGGCTGGTCGCGTCCTTGTAAGTGACGGTCGCGGACGAACCACCGTAGGCCACGGTGAAGGTGTCGGCGGCCTGCTCGAGGACATTCTGCAGGCCGGACGCAACGAGAATTTCGCCGGACTGCGCGTAGGACGCCGCGGCGCGCCCTGCGGGGTAGGTGAAGACGATCGTCCCGTCGGTCGCAACCGCAGCGGCCGGGGTGACGGTGATGGTGTCGAATTGGGGCATGGCCCACACTCCTGTTGTTTCGAGGAAAGCGAAAGCGCGGCCGAAGCCGCGCTTTCAAGCCGTCAGGCGATCGAGTAGACGCCCTGCGCGTTGCGCTGGCGGCAGACGAGACCGCCGACCCAGGTGAGGGCGCGATAGAAGACGTACTTCGTCTCGGGTCGGGCCGGGTTGTGCTTCTTCATGGACTCGCCCTCGATGGCCATCGGGTGGATGTACCGGGTGTCCAGGACGTAGCAAAACTTCGCCTTCCCCATGTCGTCGAGCGTCGGGTCGTACTGGAAGTTGACCCCCTTGAACGACACGTCGGCGATCGACGCGTCGGTCTTGCCCTTCGACGTCCAGCCTTCGAGCGTGTAGTTGCCCTTGGCCCGCAGTTCCTTCTCCATCGCCTCGATGAAGTCGGAGCCGGCGAGAACGAGGTTCGGACGGCCGCCGTAACGGCGCAGCTGGCGCCATTCCTTCTGCAGCGTCGTGACGATGTTCTGGTCGGCCGGCGTGGTCGCGGTGATGCCGAGCGTCGCGCGGTTGCGCCACCACTCGTTCGCCGACTGGTCGATGCCGCCGACGACCGCAGCGCTGGTCGGGTCGTTGAGGACGAACGACGTGACGCCGGGAACTTCCTTCGGATCCTGCGACCCGTCGTTCCAGAACATCTCGTTCATGCCACGATCGGTGCCCTCGATCATGTCCTCGACCTTGTCCTTCATCAGGTTGGCCAGGACCGTCTTCTCGCGCTTCGAGTGCATCCGCTCGCCCTCGCCGGTCGCGGTGTCGACCACGGAGATGCCGTCCTTCAGCAGCTCGTGCATCGTCACTTCGATACCGGAGTGGATGAGCTTCCAGGGGTAGCGGGCGCGCTTGATGTTCGCCGGATTGGCATAGCCAACGGTGTCATCGTGCTCGAAGCCCTGGATCGTGGTCGTGTAGTCGCCCTTGACGCCGACCGTGATTTCTTCCTTGCCGCCGGGGAACGATTCCTCGGCTGACATCATTGCCTTCAGAAGCGGCTTGTCCTGCAGGGACTGCGAGCGCACTTCCGGCACTTTGTAGTGGTAGTCGATCGCGGCGTTGGCGACATTCTCGATTTCAGCAGCCGTAAACGGCATGACCAATCCCTTTCAAGGATTAGCCGTTTCCTTCGAGAGCCTGTTCGACAGCATCCATGTAGGTCGCAGGCTTCGCGCGGGAAACGGAAGAAGCCGGCCTGCCTGTCTGGTTCGAAATCGGTTTCGGTGCGGGGCGGAATTGGCGCAGACGCTTTTCGACGTCTTTCAGCGTTTCATCCAGAACCTGGCGAACAGCTTCCTTGGTCCGAGGGACCGCGTTCTCTGCCGCGAGGCGCCGCAACCGAAGCTCGACCTGTTCCGTGACAAGTTCCTGCTTCAAGCTCCAATCTGGATCGGAAGCCTTCTTCTCCGCGGCCCACGTATCGCCCGTCGATGCCAGCATGTGCTGAAGATTCTGCGTCTCGCTTTGCTGCCGCTGTTGGGCGGCGCGATTCGCTTCGAGTTCCGAACGCTGGCGGGTATTGACGTTGGCCACCCGCTCGCGCTGCAGTTCATGGGCGCGCGCCTTGGTGATGTAGCCAAGACGAATGTCCTCCTGCAGATCGGCCGGCAACACGTTGCCTGCCCGCGTTTGCAGCTCGTTGTAGATCGGACCAATCACCTGCAACGCCTGGTCATACTGTCCCTTGTTGATCAGGGACGTGATTTGCAGAACGTTATCGAGATGCTTCGGCTCGATCTCATTCGTCCGCATGTAGTCGACCAGTTTCCCCATCTGCTCGGCCTGGGGCCGAAGGTTTTGGAGTTCCTGATCTTTCTCTGCGACGACCGCCTCGACCTGCTTTCGCCGATCGACAAGGTCACGAATGCGACGCTGCGCGTTCTCGGAATACTTCTTCAGCTCGTCATCGGAAGGATCGTCGACTTTCGCCGCAGCCTCTTCCGACGTTGCTTCTTCGTCGGGGTTTGCGTCGGGATCGGAAGAATCGTCTTCTTCACCGCTCGCAGAGGCAGGCGATTCCTCTTTATCCGCATCGAAGAGAGCTTCGACGATCTCTTCGTAGGATTTTACGCCCTCGGTCGCGGTGGACGATTCCGCGGCAGCAACGTCCTGAATGTCGGCAACTTCCGCTGCCATGTCCGTTGACGAGTCCGGCATACGTCAAATCTCCTATGCGAAACGTCGTGTTTCGCGAATGAATTTATTCTCATCTTTCGACAGTGGTGTCAACCGACCGGCGAAGGGGCTGTGTACGCCGGCTGTGGGCCAGGTTCGTTGCCTGGTGCGACGGGCGCGTTCTGCCCGCCCTCGCCGCCCTGCGCGGCTGGATCGGTCTCCGGGTCGCCGGTGCCGGGCTGTGTGGCGCCCATTTTGGCCATCATTGCGTTCATGGCCGTTATCGACGGCATCCCGTCGGCAAACGCCTCTTCGGTGTCGATGTCGAGCAGCGAGAGGTATTTCTTGCCGATCGGTTCCGGATTCATGTTCGGCAGCTGGACGATGTACGGCATCCCGCGTTCCATGTTGGCCAGTTCGGCGGCGCGGTTCGGCCGTCCGCTGGATCCTGCCTGGACCTTCAGCATGATTTCCTTCGCCGCTTCCTCGCGCATTTCGGGGCTCTCGGGCCAGACGGCGCCGGGCCCGACGATCTCCATCACGGTCTCTTTCTCGACGTTCAGGAGCATGACCTGGCCAGCGGCGCGCGCCAGTTCGGTCAGCACTTCATCGAGGTCGTCGACATTGTCGGACTGGCTGACCGAACGGCTCTGTTCGGCGATCGAGGTTTCCGTCGCCGTCCCGCCGGCCGAGCCGCCAAGGTTCGCTTCCTGCGCGCCGACGGCGCGAAGCAAGTCCTGGAAGACCATGTTGACTTCGTAGAGGTTCGGGTCGATCGGCGCGGTCGGGCCGCGCTGGATCAGGTCTTCGACTTTCTGCCCGCTGGCCAACGTCGGCATCTCGATGATTGCGTGATCGGCATGGAAGGCCAGCTTGTCCTTCTCGGCCTGGTCGAGCCCCTTCGCCGTGACATAGAACGGCCGAGCGGCGACGCGGTGCTGGCGCAGCGCCTCGCGCGACCGATTATATTCGTTCTGGATGTGCTGCGCGTGTTCGACGTCGCTCTGCGGATAAAGCTCCGAATGGTGCTCGATCTCGTTGAACACGATCGGAAAGTATGGCCAGAAGCGTTCGGTCCAGACTTCGGGCGTCGCCGGCTCGGCGAGGAAATCGTCGTAGCCTTCGCACACGGTGAACGTCTGCAGGTTGTCCTTGTCCCACACCTGGTAGACGCGCGCCGTGCATTCCTCCGGCTTCTTGTCGTAGGGGTTGCCGTCAGGCGCGTACCACTTGAAATCGCTCTTGATGTCGACCTTGTAGGTCTTCTTGATCTCCTTCGGCGTCATCTCGAATTCTTCCGCCACCCATCCGGCGCCAGACAGCGACTTCAGGTGGTAGCACGCCTTGTCGATGATCAGTTGGTCGGCGCGCGGGAAGCTCAACACCGGGCCTTCGCGCACGACCATCATCTTGTCGCGTTCGAGGTCGGCGAGGTTCAGCCGCAGCTGCTCCATCTCTGCGCTCGCATCGTCGAGCTTGTCGTCGGCGAGCATCGCCAGCGCCGCTTCGACGTTCGCGATCTTCGATGTGATGTCGGTGATTTCGGCCATGGTCTCGGGCCGCGGCTCGAGGATGCGCTGATAGCCGAGCTTGATGTACGCGACCTTGCACGTCTTCGCGCGGCGCACGGCGGCTTTCAGCTGCTGCTTGTAGTTGGCGCCCTGCTCGTCGAGATAATATTCCCACAGATATTGCAGGGTCTGCGCCATGCGGTCGAGCATCTGCGTCTGCTGGCGGACCTGCAGCACCTCCTGAACAATGGCCGTCGCGTTGGGGTCGCCCATCGCGCCCATTTCCATCGCGGCCTGCAGCGTGTCGCTGCGCCCGTCCCAAAGCCGGTACATCAGGCGCGGGCGGCGCTCGGCGACCGTCTTCGGGTTGCGGGCGTAAAGCGCGCTGACCGTCTGATTGATGTGGCGCGCGATGATCGGCACGGTGTACTTGCCGGATTCGTGCCATTCCTTCGTCGCGCCGAGGCGGGCGAATTCCTCGTTGTCGCGCATCAGCTTGAACTGCTTGGCGTGATGCGCCTTGGTATCCTTGATGCGCGAGCACCACTGGCCGACCAGCGCCTTGCGGGCATCGCTGGTTTCGGGCTGCTCTGCGACGTCAGGTTCGACGGGCGCGGCTTCGTTCATGATCTCGTCGGCCATCAATATCCCTCGATCGCTTTCAGTGTGGTTTCACGGCGCGCGCGCAGCGCGGCCTGCCGGAGCGTCCATTGTGGCGAGCCGACGCGGATGACGTTGTCGACGGCGCGCTCTTTCGTCGGGCCGACCTCCTGCAGGATCCCCATGCCGATATGCGCGAGCCAGTCGACGAAATCGTCATTGGCGCCGTAGGGGAACCGCAGCAGTTGCGACTTCGCGTCCTGCCACCAGGTGGCGCCCCGCGGGAACCTGATCTGTTTCAGGCTCATCCGGCCCTGCACGGCACGGGCGCGCGTCAGCTTGTCCTTCGACGGCCGAACGGGGTCGATCGTGATGTAAAGGTTTTCCTCGATCATCCGCTTCTTCAGAAACGGGCCGAAGGACTTCGAAATCAGCTCGTCTTCCATCCACCACAGATTCGGCCGGTGGATGCGGAACTGCTGCAGGATTTCCTCGACCGTGCGGTCAGTCTCCATGCGGTCCCAGGCGATGTCGGGCATCACCCAAACGATGTCGTTCTCGCAGACGCCGATGCAGCCGGCGACGGTGTAGTCGCGGTTCTGTTTCGTCGACACGGCATGGTCGGACGCGCCATATTTGCGAAGATTGTCGGGCAACTCTTCCGGGTCATATTCGACAATCCACTCGCGCTTGAAGAACTCGCCAGCGTCGGCCGTCGGTTTCCCCATGTAGAGCGCGTTGAATGTGCGCGGGTCCATCCGCTTGGCTTCCGCCAGGAACGGCAGCCCCTTCCGATCTGGCCACAGCGCCGACATCGGCTTCGTGCCGAACTGGTCGACGACGCGTTCGTTCTTCGGCACCTCGAGCGTCAGCCCGAGTGCATCGGCCAGCTTTGGATCCTCGACCACGGCCGGCAGGTTGATGTAGGTCCAGTCGTCGGCGATGCCCTTGTATGCCTTGTTGCGCTCCGGGTGCTCCGGGTCACAGAGGCGGCCGATCAGGTCATCGGAGTGCCAGCGCGTGTGGACGACCACGATGCCGGACTTCGAATGGCAGCGGGTGAAGACGACCGCATTGAACCATTTCCATGTCCGATCGCGATAAAGCTGGCTCTGCGCATCGTCGTCGCTTCGGATCGGATCGTCGACGATGAAGAAGTCGGCCGGCTTGCCGGTGCCGGAGCCGCCGACGCCGACGAACGCGGTCTTGCCGCCCTCCGGCGTGATGAGCAGGTCGACGGCGCCCTTGTCGAGCGAGTGGTTCGGGAAGATGGCCTTATGCGCGTCGGACTGGATGCGATCGCGAACTTCGGAGCCGAATTCCTCGGCGAACGACTGATTGTACGTGCCGAGCATGATGTTGCGGTAGGGGTTGCGGGCGGCGCACCACGCCGGGAAGGCGCGGGACAGCACCTCGCTTTTGCCAAGCTGTGGACCAATCGAGACGGCCACACGCTTCAGTTCGCCGCGCTCGACCTTTTCCATGATCTGGCACAGCAGGACCGCCTGCGGCGTCGTCTCGTATCGGGTGGCCAGGGCTTCGCCCGTCCGCTCCGGGTCCGGCATTTGCAGCTGGATGTAGCGGAAGAGATTGTCCTTCGCTTCCTTGCGCGCGAGGATGTGCAGCGCGGCGTTGCGCTGCTTTTCCTTCAAGGCGATTTGGTCGTTGTTCGACATATTTCGCTTATACCTACAATCGCTGCGCTCGACAATTGCGTCGCAGCTTGAAGCTTTTGCTGCGTCTTGCTACTGCTCGCCTATGGACAACGAAAACGCCCTCACCCTCCTAGGCTTCGCGTTTATCGCACTGACCGCTTTCGCGGCGTTTCACTGGAACAAGCCCGTCCCGCACCGCCAGGTCATCGCGATCTATGGCGACAACCCAAGCCGCGCCGAGTGCTTGGCAATCCACGACAGTCTACGGACGCACCCAGCCTGCTAGCTCGTCGTTTCCACGACGCCGAACAGCCAGATGTTCCCGCTGGCAGAATAGAGCTTGTTCGGGTTCACCAAACCGTGGCCTCGGCTGAAGGTAAGAAAGGACGGCGTGAACGGCAGCTTGCGCACGAGGGTGCTTGATCGCTTGAAATAGAGCTTGAAGCGGTTGTTCGGCGTAGAGAGCAGAGTGCCCGTTTCATCGAGAAAAATCGCCACAAAACTCGTTTTCGTGGCCGAGAAAATGTGTACCTGCGCGAAAGAACCGGCCGCGCTTGCGATGGTTATGTCATAGAGACTATCGGCGGGCGGGTGGTTGACTGTGAGAAAATTGGTCCCGCCGTCCCACGTAGCCGAATACGTCCCGGCGCAATCGGTACTGACAGAGAATGAAGTCCCGCTAGTCCACGAGACAAAGCCTGCCATTTCGGTGTGCATTTGAACTTCGAAACTCGTCTCGGCTCCAGATGCGCCATAACCGCCGGCAACCACGATGCCGCCGACTGCATCGGTGGCTGTGGAATTGATGGTAGAGCCGCGCGTGGCTCCCAAGATCGGAGGAACGCCACCCTCAATCACCGTTGGGTGGGTGATTGTGACGACACCTGTTCCCGCGTTGTGGGATGAGGAAACAGCCCCCGCGAAGGCGGGGTCGGTAATTAGCCCACCGCTGTAACCGTTGACGGGAACCGTCGCAGCAAGCGGCAACGCCAGTTGGAGGGTAGCACTACTGGTGCCGACCGAGGCGCCACAAATCAGGCCGCGTCGTGCAAACGTTTCGTCGGGAACCGCAAGCAGCGACCGAACGCGTGCTCCTGTAAAACTAAACGGCAGGGTGATGTCGGTTGTCGATTGGGAGATCGTTGCGGCATTAAACCCGATCGGCGCATGGCCGGCGTCATTCAGAAACGCCCACCCGCCGCTGTCCGTCGATTGACGAATTACGCCTAGAAGCGTCCGCTCGCCCACGCCCGATGACACTAGCGCGCCGTCGCTGGCGTCAATGACCTTATTACTGTCACGCAGGAGCGCAGCGCCGCCGTCGAGATTGAGATTGCCGGTGCCGGTCTGCGCGATGGTGAAGTCGCCGTTCGCGCCGGACCCGCGCAACAGCCTGGCCGAAAACGGAGCAGCCGCGACCCCGTGGAATGAAATCTGCGAGTAGCCGTCGGTCTCGACGTTGGCCGCTAGATTGACGTCGCGCTTTGTCGCCCATTTGGTTTCATAGGCCGCGGGGTCGAACGTTGCCGCCGCCGCCGCCGAAGCTGCTGCCGCATCCGCGCTCGCATCTGCCGCCGTCGCCGATGCCGCTGCAGCATTCGCGCTGGTCATCGCATTGCCGGCGGACGTCTGTGCCGTGCCGGCCGCACCGCTCGCAGTGCCAGCGGACGCCGCCGCGGCGGTCGCGCTATTCCCGGCCGCCGTGGCCGAATTGGCAGCTGCGGTCGCCGATCCGGCCGCTGCCGTCGCCGAGGTCGCTGACGCCGTCGCCGAATCCGCCGATTTGGCCGCATGGTGGAGCGCCGAGAACTGGCCGGTCTCGACGGCCGAATCCTCCGGGTTTTCGGCCCACTGCTGCGCCTTGTCGCGCGCTGCGACCGCTTCCGTCGTCGCCGACGTGAAATCAGCGATCAGCACCCACTTGCCGGCGGCCAGGTCCGTCGCAAACACGCCGGAAATGTGTGAAACATCGGCGCGGTAAAAACTGTTGTCGAAAAAGACCGTGTCGCGAACGACATAGTTTTTCGCAATTTCCCATTCCGTGGGCGGATTGAAGCCGAAACCATCGAGCTCGGCCTTCAGCTGGTCGTAGCCGATCGTCTGGTTCGCGATCGCCGTGTCGTCGCGCTGGATGAGCGCGATGTTTGCCAGCACCTGGTCGAGCGTCAGCTTGACGCGGTTCAGCTCTTCGTCGATGCGCGGCGCCGGGACGGGGTCCGCAGGCGTCAGCGCCTGCTGGTTCGCGAAGTTGAACGCTCGGTTGTAAGGGGGCGGTTGGGCCACGGGGTCTCTCCGGCAGTCATCCCCGCTCGCGACACGGCCAATACGTCGACGGTCGGAAAATAGCTTGTTGGCTTTCGTCGATCAAGCTTTTCCGCTACATTCGCGCAAAACAACCGCTGGACCGCGCCAATGACGACTGCCGCCGACTGGATTCGCTACGCAAATCAAGGCGCGACGCGCAACATGCCGCTCGACGGGCGGCTGCTCGACGCGCTGTCGTTCTTGCCTGAACTCGGGCTGACGATGGAGGTCTTTTCAGGCGGACAGCCTGCGAAAGGCTCCGGCCGACCGCGCGTCGGCTCGACCCGGCACGACCACGGCAACGCCGCCGACGTGTTCTTCTACCGCGACGGCCAGCGGCTCGATTGGGCGAACGACGAACACCGGCCGATCTTCGAAGACATCGTGCGCCGCGGCAAGGCGGCGGGCATCACCGGCTTCGGCGCCGGGCCGGGCTACATGCAGCCGGGATCCATGCACGTCGGCTTCGGCAATCCCGGTGTATGGGGCGCCGGCGGCAGCGGTCGCAGCGCACCCGACTGGCTTCGCGCGGCCTATGAAGGCGGCGGACAGCCGCAGATGGTCGCGCAGGCGCAGCGCCCCGCGCCCCAAAACCCCGGAACGCCCGCCCCGCAACTGCCGGCACCGCAGAACATCGCCGATCGTGGCGTCGCACCCGTCCAGCAGCCTGCGCCATCGCCGCAAATAGCCATGGCGCCCGCGCAGCCGGAGCAATCGGTCCTCGGGAGCATGATGGCGGGCTTCGTTCCGCCGAAAAACATGATGCAGCCGCAACAGCCGGCACAGCCCGTTCAAATGGGTGATCCAGCCGGCGCGCAGGCGGTCCTGCAGAACGCAATGGGCCTTCAGGAGCGCGGCAAAAAGCTGAAATCGGAGTTCATGCCGGATCTCGACGCGATTCTCGGGCTCGGGGCGAAGCGGACGGCCTGAACTGGCCGCGCCCTGCCTTCCACATCGGCCATCGCGTAATCGTCCGCGCTGGCACAGTCCAAATCGTTGGCCAGTTTCGCGAAACCAACCAGCGGCGGGGTAACTCCGTATCGCTGGTCGTGGTCTCGGATGGCCATTTGCTCACTTCCAGAACGAGATCAGGGTTCCGACGAAACCGAGCCCGTCCAAGTTGTCATTGCGCCGGATTTCCGCTTTCGGCAGGTCCGGCGGCACAACGTAATTTGGGCTGTCGTGGCCCTCGCGCTGCAACGCCGCCTTAACCTCTTTCGAAACGAGCAGCCCTGTAAAATCGGGCTTTGGCGGCGGGCTTGGCTTTCGAAACATGCCGGGCTTCCCCTGATTAGCCGCAGAAACGCATAAACCGACAATCCCCGCTGCGGCGGCCTCTTCGGCCACGATCAGGAGCTTGGCCCACGCGCCGGCAGACGCGGTTTAAGGCCGAGGGTCGGTGTTCGAAACTACGACTTGAACTGTGTCTGTTCGGACAGCCGCGAGCGCAGCAGGTATCCCTCGAGAGGCCAAATCTTGTTGCGGGCGTTGTCGCGCGCGATCTTCTGGCCGATCTCTTCGTCAAAGTTCTCGGGCGATGCGGCGGCGCTTTCGCCAACGACGGTGAAGCCGTTCCGCAGCGTGAGCGCACAGACCGTGAGGGTCGTGCCGGGGAAGACGTAGAACTGCTCGGCCAGGATTGTGTCGTCGATCAGCGCCGGCGTGAGCCGCGGTGCATTGAGGTTCTTGCTCTGAATTTCGGCTTCGATTTGGTTTTCGTTGAGAGGCATGGTGATTTCCTTTTCGCCTTTTAGCGGTTGGTCACCGCCCTTGGACCCTTGTCGCGTATGGCTTTGCGAGGTGATTTCCTCGCTTTGATCACCACCCCCTAAATGCTTGCAGTTCAGGGTTTGGAAGCGAGCCGCGGACTGCTCCGGGAGGAAGAGGTCTGCGGCTCGCTTCCGGCTCCGTGGCTCGGGGAGGAGGTCGAGCCCCGGAGGATTGGTGCCCGACGCCGTCTTCCACGCTTTCGGGACACTTGGCATCGGGCGGCTCGTCGAAAGGACAAACAAACGAGAGCGAGTAAATTTGTAGAAGAATGTCGTTCGACTTGCAAGAGGGCGACTTGGTAAATTTACTGGCCGTGCGTTGCCGAGAACCCGAGAGCCGCCATCGCGGTTTTCCGCGCGGCCGCAGCCTGCTCGAGCGTGGGGAACTCGCCGAGCGCACGATACCGCCCGCCGACCTTGATCCTCGCGCGCCACTTTTGATCGCGCTTCAGATACGTGACGCCGGTCACGCCACTCGTGTTGTTGACCTGCCGGCTGCGGTTGCGGCGGTTCTGCAGGTCCGTCACATCGCTCAAATTCGACCAGCGGTTATTCGAGCGATTGCGGTCTTCATGGTCGATCTGCCCGGTGGGCCACGCGCCCGTGACGATGGCCCAAATCACGCGGTGCGCTCGGAGGGTCTTGCCGTCGACATCGACCCGACGGTAGCCCTTTTCGGTGCTCCCTGCGATTTCCCCCACGTATCGGGTGTTCCACGTTCGCCCTTGGTGCGGGCTGCTGAATTCGGAGAGCGGGCGGCGCTTCCAAGTCAGCTGTCCGCTGTCTGGATCGTAGTGAAGAACTTGGCGCAGTCGGCTGATGTCGGTAATGTCGATTATTGTCGTTCGACATGACCGAAGATGCAAGAGGGCGACTTGCAGAATTTGCAAACTTAGGAATATCAGGTTGCACGCGCACGAACTGCGGCGGCGGGGCAGCCCCGGGGGGTGGCCTCGGCCCTAGGCCGGCCAGAGGGTGATCGCCGAGCCCAAAACCCGACGTCGCCTTCCCTAGGCGGATACTTACCCAATCAAATCAGATAGATCGTCTGCATCGCGTGCCACGACTGGCGCGCCATGCGCCGAAACAGGGGTGATGTCGTGCGCTCGGCCGATGATCTCGCGATCGAGCTTGGTGATGTACGCGTGCAGCTGTTCAGTCGTCATCTGTTCAGGATCCAGATGGCGGTTCGGGTCGCCGTCCTTCGGCTGCACATGGCCTGCACGGTCCAAAAGGCTGTTGCTGGCGGCCACGCGCGCCGCCGGCTTCACGCCGTTGTCTGTGGCGATGGAGTAGAGCGCGCGGAAGGCCGCAGGGACCGCGATGTCCTGCAGCCACTTACGCTGCAAGAGAGCCAAAACGCGAGCGTATTGGGGCGTTGAATATAGGTCAGCAACCCTGACGTTTTTATATCCTACTTCAGCTTTCGCTGAATTAACCGGTATGTTGTTAATCGTCAGCCAAACGAATTTTACCAGCGCCGCGTCGGCGCCGTGTTTGGCCAGTTCCGGCAGCTGAAAAACGAGGTTTTCAGCCATGTCAGAAATCTCTTGCAAGTCTGTTGACATGCTATTGTCGCTGTTTTATGTTGATCGTCATAAGCAGACATAACCCGACAAACGCAAAAGGACAAACCGCCATGGCTAAGATCGAATTCCGCGCCAAGATCGAAACGATTTACAACGTCGACGACACTGTCGCCTACCAGCGGATCAAAGTGCCGGCGCTCGATCGCAAGCATTGCGATATGGCCGCATTCCGCAAGCATCCTAAGCTTGGCGGCCTCGCCAACAGCGACCTGTTCAGGAACGCCTTGGCCAGGATCAAGCGCGATCGCCTCGGCGATTATGTGCGGCTCGATCGTCTGCCTGAAAACGTCAACGTCGACACGTCAGGCTTTCTCGCTCTTGTGTCTTTTGACGCCTAACAAGTCGAAACCTGCGAACAAAATCGAGAGGACAAACCGCCATGAACGCCTATTTGCAATTCAGCGCCGGACCTAATGGCCCTTTCCAGACGGTCGCTGTTGAGTGCCGTGAAACGGAAGCGCCGCGCTCCGGCCGCACGGTCAGCGGCTACGGCCGCAAGTTGCCGACGTCTTACCAGGTGAAATGGGAGGGCCGCTGGCGCCGCGTATACGTTGCGCAGTTTGGCAACGCCGGCTCGGCGTACATCGGAAAGCCTGGCGCATGGGTCGCCACGGTCGACATCGATCGCACCTAACAAGTCGAAAACTGCGAACAAAATCGAAAGGACAAACCGATGCAAGCTCACAAATTCTCCAACGGCGGTTACGTGGCACACAAGGTCCGCGTGAATTCCAATGTCTCGCCGATGCACTTCTCCGTCTGGTTTTCGGCCGAAGGCGAGTTGCTCGACTGCGAGGCATTCGACAAGGCCGGCCGCACTCGCCCCGTTCCGGCAAAGGTGCGCAAGACCTTGGCCAGCATGTTCGGCTGGGTCGTCGCGGCCTCGCGCCTTCCCGCAGCCTAACAAGTCGAAAACTGCGAACAAAATCGAAAGGACAAACCGCCATGACAACCTCCATCTACGATCTGCACGACAAAGCCTTCGCCCAGGTTTCCGCATATGTCGTCGTGAAGGACGGCGCCAAGGTCGCCACGATTGCCTTGAAATTCCCTAAGGACGGCGCCGGCCGCGTTCACGCCTATGTTCACTGGCTCGGCGTGCCGATGGTTCGTGGCCATGCTGGTGGCTATGGTTATGACAAGCGCAGCGCGGCCGTCGCCGATGCTGTGCGCAAAGTGACGCTCGATGATCGGGAGGACGCGCACCGCGACGACCTGGGGCAGCCCGTAACGGATCGCGCGGAGTTCATCGACGCGCTGACCACTGATGGTGGCGAATACTTCGACCGCAAGCTCGAGAATGCCGGCTTTACCGTCCTGCAGGCCGTCTGATGCTCCACACCCTCGCATCCGCCATCGCCATGACCGCATTCGTCGCCGCCGTAATGGCCGCGCTTGCCGTCATCGCCTGAACCGCTTGTAGAAACCTGCGAAAGGAAACGAAAATGAAAACCCTTGAAGCCTTTACCGCCGCATACATCGGCGCCGCGCTTTGGTCGTCGATCGACGATGATGGCGAACCCCTGGACGCCGGCCGCGATGATTCCGACATTGCATCCGCCGCAATCGAGATCATGAAAGCCGATTGTGCCGCATTCTACAGCGCCAACTCCGCGCACATCCATTGCGATGACGCGCCGCTGGCGAGCGACTTCGAAGGCTCGATCGCCGCCCGTGAAGCCGCAATGGCCGGACATGATTTCTGGCTCACGCGTTGCGGCCATGGCGCCGGCTTTTGGGATGGCGATTGGCCGGAGCCGCACGCAACCGCGCTCGACAATGCGTCCAAGGCATTCGGCAACGTCGATTTGTATGTCGGCGATGACGGGAAGATTTACGCATGATCAACCTGCTATCTGCCCTCGGCAAATCGTTTTGCGTCGCCCTGGTCCTGATGATCGTCATCGCAAACTGCTAACCGGATCCCATTCGATCGATCAAAAGCCCGGCCATCGCGCCGGGCTTTTCGCATGTCTGAAACCGTCGACCATCTCAATTCTCTAAAATCGACAGGAAGGCACCGCCAGCGCGCGATTTGACCCTGTCCGGTGTCCTACACCATCCCAAGCGCCTTGCGCCACTCCTGGGCCGCGCTACCCGCCGCAGAATTGATCCTGTAAAGATAGGATGGGCCCGTTCGGAACCATCCGCCCTCGGCCGCACGATCTGGCGACGGGTGCTCGACGCGATCGATCACGCCTTTCCTCGGCATCATCTGGAACGCCCACGCCTTGACGCTGTTGCGGGAATATTCCGGCATCAGCGCGACCAGCTGCGCGAATTCGTACCACTTGCCCGGCTTCATGCGCGCCGCCATGACTTTCCAGCCGGGCAGCGCCAGCGTCCTGCGCAGATGGTAAGACTGTTTGCGCTCCGGGGTCAGCGCACCTTTGAGCCGGGCCCGCGCTTCGATCTTCTTGGCCAGGCGCTTGGCCTGCTTTGTCCGGCTGATGCGCTTGCCGGCCCGCATCCGGGTCTTCGAGCCCTTGCCGTGTTTCGTCTTCGCCGCCCGCCTCGCCTTCTCGACGTCGACGAGCAGCGCATCCGCCCTGCCCTTCGCCTCGGCCTCTTTTTTGGCCCGCTCCAAAAACTTGAGCCCGGCCGGTTGTTTTTTACCGGGCTCCAAAAAGTCGAGGTCGGTCATTTCGATTTTCTCCGTTTCAGGCCGGGTTTGATTCCCGGCGCCTTGTGGGCGTCACACCGCCGCCTTGGCCATCGGGTGCGGTCGAGAGGCGTCATCGTGGTGAAGGTGAACGTGCCGCCGCATTTCGGGCAGACACCCATCAGTGTCGCGATGTCGATCGGGCTGCCGTCCTTGCGAGCCCCAAGATCGATCCGCTCGCAATGGTACCGCTGCCCGCGCCATGTCACCGATTTCCCGACACGCAGGGCCACGGTTGCAAGCGCCTCGCTCCCTGTTTCATCCGTCATGTTTTACCCCCACTTTAAAAACCTCATCGTTTGATCGTTTACCCCCAGTTCCCCCACACCTCCCTCCCCCTTTAGGGGAGTAGGGGGGAGGGGGTGCGGTTGGGGACTTACTGCCACCCCCACTTACCCCCACTTTCCGCCCCCCACTTTTGAACTGGGGGTAAGTGCTCCAATTGTCGTTCATTCGAGCCCCGCCGTGTCACTCGAATCCACATCCGCCATCGCCTGGCCAACAACGACAATTGGCCTGTCCTTGCCCTTCTCGTCGCGCACCTTCTCGACGCGCAACCAGCCTGCGTTGACCCATCCGCGAATGAGTTCCTTGATCTTCGATTTGTCGGCGGCGGCCTCTGGGTCGAGCCCGACGACCTGGCCGATCGCGATGCCGACCCATTCCTTCGACAGGACACTCTCACGGTATTCCTTGCCCGTGATCGCGCGCTGCACCTTCCTGATGTCGTCCACGCCGATTTCGGCGAATGCGTCCGGCCACTCCCATTGCGCTACCACGCCAACATCATCGCCGTTGTCGAGGTGGACGCTTTCGAGCCTGTACCATTCGGAGCTATCGGCCGGCGGCGCCATGTTGGCCTTGTCCGAATAGGTGCGGAAGAAGTACCGATGATTCGGGATGCCGGCCTTCGCCGCCTCTTCCTGCGTCATCCGGTTGAGCGTCCTGACGTCACGAGCGGCGTCTGTGAGCGCCTTGCCACCTCTGGCCGACTCGGTGACGATCTCGCCCTCTCCCTGCTTCCTGGTGTGGTGGACGAGCTCGATGCTGGCGTTCGTCGCGTCGGCGACCTTGCCCCATTCCTTCACGACCATATCAATGGCCGGGTTGTCGTTCTCCGGCACGGCGTGCGAGCTGACGAACGGGTCGACGATCAGGCAGTCGATCTCGTGCCTCCGCATCTCGGCGATGACGCTGTCCATGACGGGGCGGACGATGCGCGCGCCGTCCTTGTCAGCTATCGCGACGCGCAGGGACTGCAAGCGGCCTGAATCGACGAAGAGCCGTTGTCCGATGTCGTCGGGCGCGAGGTGATAGCGTTGGGCGGCGGCCTGGTAGCGCCGCTGCAATTCGTCATACGGATCTTCGAGGTTGATGTACCAGACGTTCAGCGGCTTCTCCGGCGCGACGCCGAGCAGCGGCTTGCCCGACACCATGGCCAGGCTCTCGGCGATCGTCAGGCTCGACTTGCCGATGTTGCCTGGTGCGACAGTGACACTGACATATTTGCGGATGAAGTGTTTGCCGTAGAGCCATTCGCGCTTCGGAATGTTTTGTGGCTCGATCCACGAGTAGGGTGTGGCCTTGATCGGCTTCACGGGTTGGGCTTTGGGTGCCGACGCCGCTGCGATCTGCTCCCGGCTCGGCCTTCTACCTTCATCGAAATCGGCCGGCACTGCGAAGTCGGGTGCGTCGGCTGTATCTTCGACGATGCCGAAATCGGCGTGGACGTTGCTGCCGCCCCATGTGCCTGTCGCGAAGCGGTAGGCGTTGCCGACCTTGGTCTGCAGTTCGTCCGGCATCCATGGCGGGACGGCCTTGGTCTCGTTCCAGCGGTCGAGCATCAATTCAAGCGCGAGTGATTCAGACAGGCCGTAGTCGCGCAGCCGCGCCGCGACGCGGAAGGTCGTGTCGTCACCGCCATCGCCCTCGATCGCGCTCGGCGCCATGCCTTCCAGATACGAAATGGCCTTGGCCACCGCCAGCGGGTCATCAAGGTCCGTGATCGGCGCGGCCGTGTGCGGCTTGTGCGCGGCCTGGTGCTTCGCCAGCATGTCATAGAACGCATCCGGCGCCGCCTGCAATGTCCGGCTGCCGTTGAGCACGTAAAGCCCTTCGACGGTGCGCGGGCCTTCGTCCGTGAAGCTGCCGGCGCCGAGGACGTAGCCACCGTCGCCGCGGATGTCGATGCCAGGATAGCCGGCGAGCGTGTTGGCGCGGTTGCGGATCGGCCGGTCGGATTTGAGCAGGACGTGCAGCCCGCCGGACGGGGTCTTCGTCCGCATCCCCGCCGGCACGCCGAGCTCGAGCTCCATCAGCTCGAGCGATTGAAGGCCAGGCTTGCCGTCCTTCACGTCCGCGTCGATCGCGACGACGCCACCGCCGGTCGCGATGCCGATATTGTAGTCGGGGTTTTCCTGCCACCACTCGTCGATCGATGCGAGATCGGTCGTCGCCTTGGCCGGCCATTCCCGCGTTGCCGGCACTTTGCTGCCTGGCAACACGGGGAACACGCGAAACCCGTTGCTCGCGTAGAACCGGGCGTGGTCACGCTTGTCCATGGTCTGTCCTTCGGTCATGGTGATCTATAAAATTCGCAGGTTTCGACATGACGCGCAAGCTAGGGGTCGATCGACAGGCGAATGCCGCGCGCGAGCAGTTTGTCTTCGAGGGTCATGTCATCCTCTGCGATGAGCGCGAGCCGGCACCCGATCGCCGCAGCCAGTTCCTCGACGGCCATGACGGATGGCGCATTCTTGCCGGATCGCCAGTTCAGGATGTTGTTCTTTGACGTGTCGGCTATGACCGCCAGGCGAGTGTTCGACACGCCCATCGCGTCGGCACGATCGAAGATCGCCTTCAGGATGGGGCTGGCTGTGCGTGCGGCGTTCATGTGTGGTTGGTCCTATGTGCGCGGCCGAGGCCGATGTTTTCGGAGGTGCCGCGCTCTAGCGCCCGGTCGACAGTCGACGGATGCACACCAAGTGCCGCGGCGGCCGCACGCAGAGAGGGATAGGGCCTTCCGCGGATCGTGGTGGGCCGGGGCGGGCGACCAACCCGGCCACCATTCAACCCCACGCGATCTTCCGCGCCGCGCTTCAGGGCGTTGACGATCGCGGTTGGGTGGACACCGAGCGCCCGCGCGGCGTCGGTGATCGACGGGTATCGCACTCCGCGGATCAGGGTCGGGACTTTAGCCGGCATCTGTCTTCCCTTCCTCCCCTGCCGCCGATTGGGGATGGAGGGCGGCTTCGATTATATCTCGCGCTATGTCGTTAAAGTTTGAGATACCGTCACGTCTTAACTGGCGGTATGCGTCTATACCACGCTCCACCATCGCCTCCGTCACCGCTGGCCCCCGCTCGGCTTGTGCGAGACGGGCTTCGGCGCGCAGAGCGACCAGTTCATGACATGCAGCGTCCATCACGGCATAGGCTTCGGGCTGGTGGCCAGTGGTGCCTGCGCCGATGATCTTCACCCACTTGTCGAGATCGCCTTCAAACCGCAGCCGCTCGTTTTCCGCCACCCGCTCCCGCAGTGCTTCGCTACCAGCGCGCTTGTACAGCGGTTCGACAATGTAGGGGCTGTCGGCAGGATGGCCCGGATGGTTGCGACCGAAACCGCGATGCCGCTCATCCTCGTTCCGGCCTATCCACGTATAGGCATAGGGCTGTGCTTCGCTATCAGCGACGGGCGGGGCGGCGCTTCCGGTCAATGCAGTTCGTGCAAAGTCCATGTCGCCATAAGCATCAACGACCTCGCCTCCAAGGGCGCGAATAGCCCGCTCATAGTCTTCCGCGAGAGCGACCAGTCGTTCAAGTGCAGCGACCGGCTCCCCCTTCACCCCCTCCACCGACGAGACGGGCGGTGTAGTGGCACCTTCCTGCCAAGGAGCGTCCGTCTCGCATCCTGCGCATATATCGGACAGCAGGCCGTTATCGCGAGGCCCGCCGCAAATCGCGCATCGCTTCTCGTTGCCCTTCACCCCCTCCACCGGACGGGAGAGGGCGGCGAGGTATGCCTTGATTGCAGCTTCGATTTCGCCGCCGAAGTGGGCGTAACCCCGTTCCTCGACAGCGATGATTGCTGCGTCGAGCGCCTTGCGGTCCAGCGCTTCCCGCGCTTGTTCTAAGCTGTCCATTAGCGGGCTCCTTTCAGGGCGGTGCGGGCGCGGCGAAGGTCTGCGACGGTGTATTCGGCTTCCCGACTTTCGGAGCAGCCAAGGTCGATGTGAATTGGTGCGGGGATGGCGTCGAGGTCATAGTATTCGGCCTCGGACACGAACGGCTCCAGCGCCGCCTTCAGAACTGCATTCTTGCGCAGCAAATTTTCGATCTGTGTGCCGAGTTGGGCTTCGCTGGTAAGACGCGAAGATTGTTCGAAATCGCGCGCCGATCTCAACGCCTCTATCTCTTTGGATTGGGCTTCGAGCGCGGAGGCGGCTTCGCGAATGTCTGAAGGCCCGAAGCCAGTCGCGCGATAGCGCCACTCGGTACCTTCGCCATCGTTTTTGATTGCATAGTAAAGTTCGTGCGGGGTCGGCTTCGTTTCGACTGCATCGAAATACGCGACGTATTCGTTCAGCCGAAGCACCAGGTCGTCATTCGGGGCGGGCGTGGTGGTCATTAAATCTCTCCTGTCGGGCAACCCTTCGCACGGCGAAGGACGATTTCAGCATGGGTGCGCCCGATGCGGCCGGAGATCCAGCACAGCAGGTGCAGCCCGATGACGGCGAGGCTGGCGCCGTAGAGGAAGGTGGTCATTTTACTTTCCCTTCGGCTTCAGCGATCGCGGCCAGCAACGGGTCTATGACCAGTTTGTCGGTGCGCTCGGCGTTCTTGCGCAGGCTTTTCAGCATCGAATGGCAGACGGCGACGCCTGCAATACTCGTCGCGCCGCCTGCGGTCTCGATGCGCTCGACCCATTGATAGACCGCGCCGAGCATCGCGGCGGCGTTCTTTGCGGCGGCCAGCAGTTCTGGTGAATTTGCCATGTGAGTTTGTCCTTTCGTGATTTGCATCTGTCGAAACCGCAACCTAAAAGCGGGTATCGTTGGTTTCAACATTTTTCGACAATTACTCTTGCTTTTCGACAAATGCAATGTAAATTCGGCTCCATGACCAAATCCAGACGCATCCAGAAGCCCGAGACGGTTGAGCTCGACCCGCTTGCGCCGCGCATCGAAGAAGCGCTGCTGCATGCCGATGTGAGCGCGACCAAGTTCGGCTACACCCACTTCGGCGACCCCGCGTTCATCACCAAGATGCGCAAGGGGCGCCGGTTCTATGACAGCACCCGCGCCAAGGTCGAGGCGATCCTGACGGAGATCGGCGTCTGATGATCAGCACCCCGAAGGAACTCGACGAGGAATTTGCACGTCGCGAAGTCGTCGAGCGCAACCGCCGCGCTATCCACGACGAATGTTGTGGCGACGATCTGCCGGCGTACCTCTCCCCCGACGCGCAGGGCCAGATCGGGCTCTACCCCGACAACAATCCGAAGACCGTGGTCGGCATGACCAAGCCGAGCACGAACGCCATCCCGCCGGTCGCGGTCCTGCATCTCGGCAAGGCGATGGCCGACGGCGCGCGCAAGTACGGAAAGTTCAACTGGCGAGTCAAGACAGTCACGACGTCCGTCTACACTGATGCGATCGAGAGACACATGCTCGCCTATCGCGACGGTGAGGATTTGGCTGTTGACAGCGGCTGTCACCACCTCGCCCATGTGATGGCGTGCTGCGCGATCCTTCTCGACGCCGAAGCCTGCGGCAAGCTGCAGGACGACCGCGGCCCCAGGGGAAACGCAGCGGCCGTGATTGACTCCTGGTCGAAGCAGACGTAGGACAGATTTCCTATTTGACGTGCATGATGTTTGATGAACTGATCCCAAAGGACAAAAGCATGACATCCATTCTCGCTCTCGACCTCGGCACCAATTGCGGCTTCTGCATCGGCACCGAGCAATCCCACATCTCCGGCCATTGGAGCATGAAGAACGGTCGCCACGAGGGCGGTGGGATGCGCTTCGTGAAGTTCCGGCGCAACCTGCGCGACCTGGCCGACGCCTATCCGGTTGACCGCTGCTACTACGAGGAAATCCGCCGGCACGCAGGCGTCGACGCAGCGCATGTGTTCGGGGGGCTGCTCGCGATCCTCACGGCATGGTGCGAAGAGCACAAGATCCCTTACGAAGGCTTGCCCGTGGGCGAGATCAAAAAGTCGTGGACTGGCATGGGGAACGCGTCGAAAAGTGCGATGATTTCCGAAGCAGAATCACGGGGTTATCAGCCGACAACTGACGACGAAGCTGACGCCATCGCGATCTTTCACCTGGCGCTTGCCCGCGAAGCGTAATGGACACCCTCTTCCCCTACCAGGCGGACGGCGTCGACTGGCTCGCGCCCCGATCGGCCGCGCTGCTCGCCGACGAACCGGGCCTCGGCAAAACCGCCCAGGCCGTCCGCGCCGCCGATCGCATCGGCGCGCTGCGCGTGCTGGTGGTCTGCCCGGCGACGCTCGTCGAGAACTGGCGCCGCGAGATCCTGACATGGCGCCAGGGTGACTGGACGGCGTTCATTACGTCCTACGACAAGGCGCGGGGCAAGCACTTCAAGGCGATCATGGCCGAGACGTGGTGCGTCGGCATCTTCGACGAGGCGCATTACCTGAAGAGCGGCGAGGCCAAGCGCACGACGGCCATCTACGGCGACCATGATCCGGTCAACCCGGTGCCGGGCCTTGCGCAGCGCTGCGACCACGTCTGGTCGCTGACGGGCACGCCGATGCCGAACGACCCAGGCGAGCTTTACAGCCACCTTCGCGCGCTGGCGCCGGAGCGCATCAAGAGCCCGAAGACCGGCGTGCCTTGGAGCTTCTACCAGTTCCAGCACCATTTCTGCCAGATGAAGCCGGGCTTCCAGGGGCCGGTCGTCGTGGGGTCGAAGAACGAAGACCGGCTGAACACGATCCTCGACGGATTCATGCTGCGCCGGCTGAAACGCGACGTGCTGCCGGACCTGCCACCGATCCAGTTTTCGCCGTTCTACGTCGACGCGAAGATCGACGAAAAACAGTTGGGCTTCTCACCAAAAGACATCGGCGACATCGCAGCGGCGATCGAGGAACACGGCATCGAGGGGCTGAAGAAGCGGTTCGTCCACCTGGCGCAGCTGCGCCGCGCGACCGCGCTGGCCAAACTGGCGCCGGCGATCGACTACATCCGCCACTGGCTCGAATCCACCGACCGGAAGCTGGTGGTGTTCGCGCATCACAAGGACATCATCCGCAGCATTTTCCACGCCACCGGAATCACCGGCTGCGCGGTGCGGATCGACGGCACGACGATGCCCGATGAGCGCAAGCGCGCTGTCGACCGATTCCAGAACGATCCGATCACGCGCGTCTTCATCGGCCAGATCACGGCGGCTGGCACTGGCATCACGCTCACCGCGGCCAGCGACATGCTGTTCGTCGAGAGTTCGTGGACGCCGGCCGACAATGCGCAGGCGGCCATGCGGATCCACCGGATCGGGCAGAAGGACGGCTGCAACGTCAAGTTCATGATGATTTCAGGCTCGATCGACGAGGCCGTTCAGCGCGCCGTGATGCGCAAGACGTCGTCGATCGCAAAGGTGCTCGGCGACGAGCCGAAGGGAGAGGTGGCATGAGTTTCTTTAAGGAAGTCGAAGGCGAGGCCGCCGTGCTCATCGAGAACGGCGTCTACAAACAGGTGCCTTTGTTCACCCGCGACGGCTATCTCTACGCCAAGATCGGTGGCGGCTTCGTGCGCCTGATGGCCGACGGGGCCACGACGAAGGCGAAGATGCGCTTGGATTTCATGTCGTGGAACGGCCCGCTGTGCCGCGACGGAATGGGTCGTCTTTGCACAAAGGACGTGACCGGTGCGAAGACGCTCGGCGAGCAGGCGCAGAAGCTGTTGGGCGGCGCGGCATGACCTGGCTCCCGTATCTGATGGGCTTCGCCGAACACGCGGCCACGAAGTCGAAGGACAGCACGAAGGTCGGTGCGGTCCTGGTCGGGCCGGAGCGCGAGGTTCGGTTGACCGCGTTCAACGGCCCGCCGAGGGGCGTAAAGGACGATGCGTCGCGTCGTGAGCGGCCGGCGAAGTATCTCTTCGCTTCGCACGCGGAGCAGAACCTGGTCGCATTCGCGGCTCGGGAAGGCATTCGGACGAAGGGCTGCACCGTCTACGTGACGCACGCACCCTGCAGCGCCTGCGCGAAGACGCTGATCCAGGCCGGCATCGCGAAGGTCTGCGTCGGCACCGGCACGACGTCGATGCCCGCCGAAGAGTTCGAAGCGGCCGACGCCATGTTCGACGAGGCGGGCGTGATCGTATGGAGGGCCGACGCGTGACGGCCTACTACAACGAGTTCGACCCGTACGCCGCAGCATGGCTGCGCAACCTCATTTCCGCCGGCCACATCGCGCCTGGCGACGTAGACGAACGGAGCATTCTCGATGTCCGACCAGACGACCTTCGAGGCTACACGCAGTGCCATTTCTTCGCTGGAATCGGCGGATGGAGCCTCGGCGCCCGGCTCGCAGGCTGGCCCGACGATCGACCCCTCTGGACAGGATCATGCCCCTGCCAGCCATTCAGCGTCGCCGGCAAAGGCGAAGGCGCGAAAGATGAAAGGCACCTCTGGCCGGTCTTCTTCGAACTCATCCGTGCCAGACGGCCCGATGTCGTCATGGGAGAACAGGTTGCGGCTGCGGTTGGCAAGGATTGGCTCGACGGAGTGTTCTCTGATCTGGAAGGCATCGGATACGCCAGCGGGGCGGCCGTTGTCCCGGCTTGTGCCGTCGATGCGCCCCATCGAAGAGATCGACTTTGGTTTGTGGCCGACGCCAGCGGCGGGGCTGCACAACGACGGGGAGGACCCGGCGTCATTCCGGGCACGTCAGGCGAAATGGAAGGACAGCCCGAAGCGCTACCACAACAGTCCGCCGTTGCCGATCATCGCGAAAGAGACGGCGGCGCTTTGGGCGACGCCATCGGCGCGCGACTGGAAGGACACGCCGGGCATGTCGACGATCGGAACCAACCCCGACGGCTCGACACGAACGCGGCTGGACCAGTTGCCGCGCCAGGCGGCGCTGTATCCGACGCCACGTTCGGCGGACGGCGAGAAGAACGTTCGCTCGCTGGGCGGGACGTTGCGGGAGATCGAGCGGAAGGGTTCGCCGCAGGACACCTGCCAGGCCGCGCAAATCACACAAGCTGGTCCGACGCTCGATGGGCCATCGGCGCAGACGGAAAAGCCCGGCGCGTTGAACCCGGCATTCGTCTGCTGGCTCATGGGGTTCCCGCCCGAGTGGGAAAGCTGCGCGCCTACGGCAATGCCATCGTCCCGCAAGTCGCGGCGGAAATCATCGGCGCCTACCTCGACGCCTGAACAATTTGTAGAAAATTACGATAAAAGTCTATCGACAGACACTTGCAAGAGGACTATGTTGCAAGTCCGATACCCCGAACGAAACACGGAGAAAACCCACATGATCAAGATCACCATCGAAGGCGAAACCGGCGCGGAAGTCGCGTCCAAGCTGCAGGGATTGATGGACGCTTTCAGCGGCACGGCAGCGCCCGCACCGGCTGAAACTCCGGCCGCCGAGCCGAAGAAGACGACGAGGGCCAAGGCCGACAAGAAGGCCGAGCCCGAAGTGAAGGAAGAGCCGGAGCAGGAAGCCGTCGAGCAGACCGCCGAAGACGTCGCCGAAGTGTCGAAAGATGAGAAAGAAACCGCTCTCGACATCGACACGATGCGCTCCTACGCGCTCGGTTATGTGAACGCCGCTGCCGACGACCAGGCCAAGCGCCGCGAGCTCTTCCAGGAGATCCTGAAGCAGTTCGACGTCGCCAAGTTCAACGACATCCCCGTCGCGAAGCTGGCGGCGGCCAAGACCTTCATCGACGGCAAGCGCGCAGCGCTCGGTCTGGACGTCGAATAGCAATCGGCTCCGATCACCGCCCTGCATCGCGCGGGGCGGATTTCTGAACCGATGAAAGGACAAATCGGGATGACCGCCACCCCCCACTCCGCACGCGCCCACGCCACCCTCGCGCCGTCGGCCGCACACAGATGGATTGAATGTGCCGGATCGATCCGCATGGAAGCGGATTTCCCGAACACGACGTCGGTCTACGCCGCCGAAGGCTCGGCCGCGCACGAACTGGCCGGCTGGTGCCTGGCGAACGACGAGCAGCCGGAAGACCACATCGAACTGTGGATCGACCTGCACTCGACGAACGGCAACATCTTCGTCGCCGAGCCGCCGGAGGACGCCGAAGAGAACCGCTATTTCGAGATCACCGAGGACATGGTCGAAGCCGTGACGGTCTACACCGATCATGTGCGCGCCTTGTTGAAAGGTGCGAAAGATAGCGAACTCGAAGTCGAGCAGCGGCTGGACATGACGCATCTCCATCCGGAGATTTACGGCACCGGCGACGCGACGGTCTACATCGAGAGCCAGGCGCACCTGCACGTCTGCGACTACAAGCACGGCAAGGGCCATGCGGTCGACGCCGACGAGAACCCGCAGTTGCTGCTCTACGGCGTCGGCGCGGCGATGCGTCACCACAACCGCCCGCTCGAGAAGATCACGCTCCACATCATCCAGCCACGCGCGGCGCACCCGAAGGGGCCAATTCGCAGCTTCGAGCTCGACATCTTCGGGCTGTTCGAATTCGAGGACGTCATCAAGGCGGCAGCGCTGGCCACCGACGCGGGCGACGCGCCTTTGAAGGCCGGCGACTGGTGTCGCTTCTGCCGCGCGCAGGCGGTGTGTCCGGCTGCCCGCCAGAACTCCCTGACCAACGCCGCCGCCGAGTTCGGCGAGATCGGAGACCCCGTGTCCGTCACCGCGCCCGAAAAGCTGACGCCGGAGCAACTGGCCGCCGTCCTGAAGGAAGCCGATACGATCGGCAATTGGCTGAAGTCGGTGCAGGAGTTCGCGCACAGCGAGGCGTGCAACGGCAGGATGCCGGTTGGCTACAAGCTCGTGGCGAAGCGCGCAATCCGCAAGTGGAAGGACGAAGACGCCGTCAAGGCCGAGCTCGACATGCTCGGCGTCGACCAGGCGGAAGCCTTCACCGAGCCCAAGCTGAAAAGCCCTGCGCAGCTCGAAAAGCATTGGCCCGGTTCCAACAAGGAAAAGCGCCAGGCGGCCATGGGCGACCTCGTCGTCAAGAATTCCAGCGGCACGAACCTCGCGCCGCTTTCAGACCCCCGCCCGGCCGTCAAGGCCGACGCGGCAACGGATTTCGGCACAGCCGAATAGGCCACGCGGCCAGCCTCCCAACAGGCCGCATTTCGGAGAGACTGAATAATGACTGATGCACTGATGAAAGCCCACGTATCGGAGAAGAGCGGCAACCTTGTCACCTGCAAGATGCGGATGATGTACGCATCGCTCTTCACGTCCGTCCCGCCCTCGAAGAGCGTGAAGGATCCGAAGCGGTTCCAGTGGGGGCTCACTGGTCTCATCCCGGCCGATGCCGACATTGACGCCATCACGGCCGAGATCAAGCGCGTGGCCGAAGAGAACATGACGGCCAAGCAGCGCGAGACGACGAAGTGGAAGAACCCGCTTCTGAAGACCGCCGACGTCAACTCCCTGGCGCAGTATGCGGACGAATATCCGTACTGCATCCGGCCCAACGCCAAGGAGTTCACCCGTGACGGCCGCCCTCGCCCGCGCCCCGACGTCGTCGACGCCAAGGGCAAGGAAGTGAAGGCGGAAGACGAAGCCGACGACTGCTACAACGGTCGTTGGTTCCGCTGCTCGCTGAACCCCTACTGGTATCCGGCCAACGATGGCCAGCCGGGGATTTCGCTCGGCCTCGTCAACGTGCAGCTGCTCGGCCACGCCGATCCGCTCGCCGGCGGCAAGGTCTCCGCTGACAAGGACTTCGAAGCCGTCGATGGCGAACTCGACGACCTCGAAGACGACACCGCGGGGCTCGAATAAGATGCCGTGGGTTGGAGAGACAACACTCGCCGGCGTCGGCAGCCTCGCGAAGGGCACGGCTACTGAAGTCAGCCAGCACCCGCTCGCGAAGGCCAGCGACACGTTCAACGGCGTGAGCGTGTTGGCCACGCGCGTCGAATCGCTGGCTTCGTTCCTCGCCGGCGAACCGAAGACAGACGGCGCGCGTGGCATCGACGCGCACAGCCTCTACGAAGGTGCGCTCGGCATCCTGGCCGTCGAAGCAGGCAGCGCAGCGAACCGCATTGCGGATGCGCATTCCGCGCTTTCCCGCATCGAAGAAGCGGTGGGGCTGCGCTGATGGCTGACGAGATCGACGACCTCGAAACGCCAGCGATCGGGCACAACAGCGTCGCAGCCGGCCAGCTCCGGTCCTTCATCGAGCGCATCGAGCGGCTCGAAGAAGAGAAGAAGGCCCTCGCGGACGACATTCGCGAGGTGAAAGCCGAGGCCAAGGGCAACGGCTTCGACTCGAAGATCATCACGCGCATCGTCCGCATCCGAAAGATGGACAAGGCGCAGCGTGAAGAGGAAGAGCACCTGACGGAGCTTTACCTTCACGCGCTCGGGATGATCTAGCGGACCTCGGGTCGACCAAGCTTGCGGGCGCACGCCATAAGTGCGCCCGCAATGTCGAAAATAGCGAATGAATTTGATCTACAGGATGGATTTGATGCTTAATCTCGGCGCAGCGATGGCCGGCGGGAATGGCCGAAACCACCATCCTGACGACTTCTACCCGACACCCTTCGACGCCGTCGAGGCGCTGCTCGCCGAAACCGGCCAGTTCATGGGCCGCACAGTCCACGAACCCGCCTGCGGCGACGGCGCGATCTCGCGCGTCCTGGAATTGCACGGCTACGACGTCATTTCGACCGACCTGATCTATCGCGGCTACGGGCTCGGCGGGATGGACTTCCTCGCGCACGCGCCGGTGGCCGACACGATCGTCACGAACCCGCCGTTCAAATATGCCGCCGAGTTTGTTCGGCACGCCATGGCGCACAAGCCACGCTACCTCGCGCTGCTGCTCAAATCGAACTTCTGGAATGCGCGCATCCGGCTGCCGCTCTTCAACATCGCGCCACCGCGCCAGATCCTGCCGCTGACGTGGCGGCTCGACTTCACCGGCGGCGGTGCGCCGACGATGGACTGCACCTGGTTCGTGTGGGGCGATTTCGAACCATCGCAGCCCTTCCGCCCGCTGCCGAAGCCCACGAAAACCCTTTCGGAGATGATGCTGTGACCCTCGAAAGAGCCATTGAACAGGCGGCAGCCGGCAACGCGCTGCGCCTTTCCGTCTATCCCGCGTCGGCTGGCTACCAGGCGAACCTGTCCGCCGACGGGAAATCCTTTCGCGTCGAGATGGCGCCGGACGCCGTCACGGCACTGAAGAAGGTGCTCGGCCTCCTGCCGGGCGCTTCAGGGCCGCTTCTTGCCGTCGAAGAGCCGGACGGCTTGGAGGACTTGCTGTGAGCCGCTTCCACCGGGATTTTGAGAGTAGAAGTACGGTCGACCTGAAGAAAACCGGCGCAGCGAAATACATGCGCCACCCAACGACGTCGATCTGGTGCATGTCCTACGCCCTCGACGACGACCCGGTGAAGGTGTGGACCCCTGGCCAGCCCGTGCCGTCGGAGATGATCGAGGCCGCCGATCTCGGCTACGAAGCGTGGGCGCACAACGCCGCGTTCGAGATCGAAGTCGAGCGTCATGTCGGCCCGCGCTACGGCCTTCCGCAGTTCCGGTTGAGTCAGCAGCGCTGCACCATGGTCGGCGCCTACGCCATGTCCCTGCCCGGCTCGCTCGAGATGGCCGCGCCAGCGGTCGGGCTCGACCTCGGCAAGGACATGGTCGGCCGCCGGCTGATGCTGCAGATGGCCAAGCCTCGCGGCAAGATCGAGTACGCCAAGGGCTTCAAGGAAATCCCGTTCACCGCCGTCCGCATCCAGGAGATGGACGAAGACGGTTGGGAGGAATACGCGATGCCGGACGGCCGCCCGGTGGCGCGCGTGCGGTGGTGGAACCAGCCCGACAAGATCGAGCGGCTGAAAGCCTACGCGCTCGTCGACACCGAACTCGAGCGCGATCTGGAAAGGCGCCTGCGGCCGCTGAAGCCGTCGGAATTGGCGCTCTGGCACCTCGATCAGACGATCAACAACCGCGGCGTGTTCATCGACCGCGACCTCTGCAATTCCGCGAAGAAGATCGTCGAGCGCGCTTCCGACCAGCTCGACGCCGAGATGCGCGAAGCGACGGGCTTCGAGGTGTCGGCCTGTTCAAACCGCAACCAGCTGGTGACGTGGCTGCGCGCGCAGGGCATCGACACGGACACGCTGAAGCGCGACGCGATCGACGAACTGCTCGGCTCCGACCTGGAAGCGCACATCGTCGCCACGGAGGCGCGCTTGGCTAAGGGCACGGCCGAAGAGCAGGAACTGCTGCTGTCCTTCGCCGACACGCCAGCGCAACGCGCAGCACGTTCGCGCGTGGTGCTGGAATTGCGCCGGGCGTCAGCGCGAGCGTCCGTCGCCAAGATCGATGCGCTGCTGCTCGGCGCCGACCACGAAGACGATCGCGTGCGCGGGCTGCTGCAATTCCACGCCGCATCGACCGGCAGATGGGGCGGGCGCCGCTTTCAACCGCAAAATCTCAAAAGACCGGACGAAGCGGACATCCCGACGCTGATCGACGTCGTCGCCACGGGCGATTTCGACTACCTGGCCATGATGTACGACGACCCCCTTTCAGCCGTCTCGGACGTCTTGCGGGGTTTGATCAAGGCCGGTCCCGGCAAGAAGATCGTGGCGGCGGATTACAGCAACATCGAAGGGCGGGTGCTCGCGTGGCTGGCCGGCGAAGAATGGAAGCTGGAAGCGTTTCGGCGCTACGACCGCGGCGACGGCCACGACCTATATAAGATCGCGGCGGGCAAGATCCTCGGCAAAGACCCCGGCGCCGTCACGAAGGATGAGCGCCAGTCGCCCGGCAAGGTCTCGGAATTGGCCCTCGGCTATGCCGGCGGCGTCGGCGCCTTCCGCACGATGGGTGGCGATCGAGTTGCCGAGATGAGCGATGAAGAAATCGATGCGGTGAAGGTCGCCTGGCGCGAGGCTCACCCCGGCGTGACGGCGCTGTGGAAGGACGTCGAAAATGCAGCCATCGCCGCGACGGAAGACAAGGGCTCGACGCACAGCGCCGGCAACGGAAAGATCATCTTCCGCATGGCCGGCACCTTCCTTGCCATGCGGTTGCCGTCCGGCCGGTTCCTGTTCTACCCGAACGCAATGGTGCAGCAGGTCAAGACGCGGTGGCTCGATAAGGACGGCCAGCCCGTCTACAAAAAGGCGTTGACCTACTTTTCGACGATCGACCCGGCGAAGAAGGGCAAGATCGTCGACGACCCCAACAACACGAGCCGGTGGGCGCGCATTTCCACATATTCTGGAATGCTCGTCGAAAATGCCACGCAGGCGGTCGCGCGCGACGTGATGGCCGCAACGATGCCCGCGCTCGAAGCTGCCGGCTACCCGATCACGCTCACATGTCACGACGAGATCGTGACCGAGCCGGATGCTGACCACGGCAGCGCTGAAGATATGGAAAAACTGATGTGCGAGCTGCCCGCCTGGGCGGCCGGCTTGCCCGTCGTAGCGGAGGGTTTTAGCGGTGACAGATATAAAAAATGAGCGCTGGCTGCCGGTGCCCGAATACGAGGGTTACTACGAAGTCTCATCGGAAGGTCGGTTTCGGTCGCTGGATCGAACTGTCACCTTTGCGGACGGCCGGCGTCGCTTTTTCGCAGGCAGGCCGCTGAAACTGAAGACCAGCGCGTATGGCTACCCGTTGGCCCTGCTATCCGCCGGGATGGACCGAAAGAAATGGGTCGGCGCGCACATCGTTGTTGCGGCGGCGTTTCTCGGCCCACGCCCGGAAGGGATGCAAGTCTGCCATGACGACAACGATCGTTCGAACCCGCGGCTGTCAAATCTCCGGTACGACACCCCGGCCGGGAACGCCTTCGATAAAATCCGCCACGGGACCGTGCTGTTTGGCATGAATACGCCGAGCGCGAAGTTCGAAGACGACCTGGTGGCCGCAATCATCGCGGAATCGAACGGCACTGTTTCCGAAATCGCCGCCAAATTCGGTGTCAGCCGCACCCACGCCTGGAACGTGCGCAACGGAAAGCGCCGGAAGTCCAGATCAGCAGCACTTAGCGACCTGATTCTTGACTGATGCCGCGTAGGCGGTGGCGACCCACGATGCGTGCCAGTTCGGTCTGACCGACACCCCATTCTACGCGTAAGCCTTTGAAAAGATTGGTACTCCCAAGGGGAATCGAACCCCTGTTTTCGCCGTGAGAGGGCTTCGGCGTCGGATGTAGGTTGGTTCGTCCGACGCAGAGACACTGGATTTTGACGATTTGTCGAACAACATT